AGTGAGAAGACACGCTACGGTCAAGGCACCTTCCCTTGGGAACTACGTGCAAAGGGTGTAAATGAATTAGCCGACTTTACTCCAGAACTTGATTGGGAAACTCTACGTACTAATATGAAACAGTACGGTGTACGCAACGCAACCTTGATGGCCGTGGCACCCGTGGAGAGCTCAAGTGTGGTTATAAACAGCACTAATGGGATTGAGATGCCTATGAGCTTAATCAGTACTAAAGAAAGCAAAGCTGGTTCATTTACACAAGTTGTTCCTGAGTACCATAAACTCAAGAATCGTTATCAACTGATGTGGGAACAAACAGATTGTGTGGGATATTTAAAAACAGCAAGTGTTATTGCCGCCTATGTGGATCAAAGTATCAGTACAAACACTTTTTATAATCCAGCACATTTTGCAGATCGCAAAGTGCCAACCACATTGATTGCTAAAAATTTGATGCAGGCACACATGTGGGGATTGAAAACATTCTACTACAGCTTGATTAACAAAGCTGGTAGCAAACAGATTGAAGAAATAGCACCTGAACAAACACAAGTGAACGGAGTTCAAGTGAATGGATTTCATTTTGAAGAACTAGAGGACGACTGCGAGTCGTGTAAACTATAATGTTAGAAACCATATGTGAAGTGTTAGAAGATGCATACAAGCGCAATTGGATCACCAGTCGCGACGGCAACGTAAGCATACGACACCACGATCGTGATCATTTTTACATTACACCCAGTGGTGTGCGTAAACAAACATTGCAACCAGACCAGTTTAAAAAGATCAGCATTGATCGAACTATCAACAGTGGCCACGGCATTGGCATATTCAACTACACCTGGAGAGATTTGCCATACACTGACATCAGTAAAAATTTAACTCCCAGTGGAGAGATTCCCTTACACTTCGGCTTGCAACGTGAACTGGGGCAACACACAGGCGAAGTACGTGTGGTTGTGCATGTTCACCCTACTTACTGTATTGCAGCCATGCATGCCGGTATTGATTTGAGCACTATCAGCGATGCGTTTCCAGAACTCAATCGTTATACCCGGGTAGCACCTAATGTGGGAGATGTTGCCCCTATTAGCCAAGAGCTTGCCGATCGTTGTCATGAGAATTTGCAGTTGGATAAAGACGGTAATATTGCTTATGACATCGTGGGCATCAAAGGACACGGAGTAGTTGCTATCGATACAACCCCGTGGCGTGCCTATGAGCACATAGAAAGATTAGAACACATTTGCAAGATAGTACTTGCTTCAGGAAAATATTAAAATGTCAAAACAACAATATAATTTAAACACCAAGACAGACTATCTAAATCGTAAGATGTTTCTGGACCCAGCAGGCCCAGTTACTATTCAACGTTTTGAAGAAGTTAAGTACAAGAAGATTGCCGACTTTGAAGCTACAGCACGTGGCTTCTTTTGGCAACCAGAGGAAATCAGTTTGAGCAAAGATGCTAACGATTTCAAAGATGCCAGCGATGCTGTGAAACACATCTTTACCAGCAACTTGCTACGTCAAACAGCACTGGACAGTTTGCAAGGCCGCGGCCCAAGTCAAATCTTTATGCCTGTTGTGTCGTTGCCAGAACTGGAAGCATTGGTGTACAACTGGACGTTCTTTGAAACTAATATCCACAGCAAAAGCTACAGCCATATCATTCGCAATGTGTACAATGTGCCAAAAGATGTGTTCAATACCATACATGACACTCAACAAATTATCGACATGGCGTCAAGCGTGGGTGATTATTATGAAGCACTGCACATTATCAATTGCAAAAAACAGATGGGCGAGCATGTGCAAGAACAAGACCATATCAAAGCAATTTGGATGGCTCTGCATGCCAGCTATGCACTGGAAGCCTTTCGTTTCATGGTGAGCTTTGCCACCAGTTTGGCAATGGTGGAGAATAAAATCTTCATGGGCAATGGCAACATCATTCAATTGATTCTACAAGACGAGTTGTTGCACAAGGGATGGACTGCATATTTGATCAACCAAGTGGTCAAAGAAGATGCACGTTTTGCAGATGTAGGAGCAGAGTGTGAACAAGAAGTTTACAACCTGTACATGGATGTGATACGCGAGGAAAAGGCCTGGGCCGACTACTTGTTTAACAAAGGTCCTGTGATTGGGCTTAACACAAACATTCTCAAAGACTTTGTGGACTACACAGCAGTGGGCGGATTAAAAGAGATTGGTATCAAATACAACAATCCAGCACCCAAGTCAACTCCTATTCCTTGGTTTAACAAACATGTTGATACAAGTAAAAAACAAACAGCACTTCAAGAAAGTGAATCGACTAATTATGTTATTGGAGTTATGAGCGATGCTATTGACTATGATGAGTTGCCTGCGCTATAATAACTAAAAGGAAGAATATGAAAGCAACAGTATGGAGCAAGGATCAGTGTCCTTTCTGTGTGCAAGCCAAGGCACTGTTAGAAAGTAAAGGCATTGACATTGAAGAACGAAATGTGTCCAAAACTTGGACCAAAGAACAACTGTTAGAAGCAGTGCCCACAGCCAGAACTTTACCACAAATATTTTTAGACGATAATTATATAGGCGGGTTCCAAGAACTCAAACGACATTTCGAAAAGGTATAACATGTTTATTTCAAAAGGTTTCGCAGAAGGCGAAGTGGTTACACTCAAACTAACAAGCGGTGAAGAGCTTGTGGCCAAATTGGTTCAAGACGGCCCTCTACATTACACCCTAAAAAATCCGCAAGTTATTGGCATGGGACCAAAAGGTCCAGGTTTAATGCCTTACTTGTTTACTGTGAGTCCAGACAAGGAAATCAAACTGCAAAAATCCACAGTAACCGTGGCTGAGCCAACCGATGAACAGTTTGCTAAACAATTTATCGAAAGCACAACTGGAATCGCTCTGGCATAAATATTTCATGCCAGGAATAGCAAGAATGAGCGGAGCAGACTCCGCAACCACAAGTCACCCAGCAGTTGGAAGAAGATGTGCTGCGGCTCCAACCGGAACTGCAACTGCGGCTGGCAGTGGCGATGTGTTTGTAAACGGAATTGGAGTGGTGCGCAGTGGAGACCCAGTGGCTAGCCATTCATTTCCAGGTTGCGGCAGTCACGCTCCTGGACTTGCTTCATTCAGCGGAAACGTATTTGCCAACGGTTTGAACATAGGCCGTTTGGGTGACACATATGGTTGCGGCGCCACCATTACCAGTGGTAGCGGCAATGTGATTGCCAATTAAATAGACATTTATTTTTAGCCCCTGTATACTAGATATAAGTACTCTGTACTTCATATAAAGGATTAATAAAATGGCTACAAACAAACACGCAGAATTCACAGCAATCATCGAAGCAATGGAATCAGATTTTGAAAAGTTTTATGACAAGGAAGTTGGCGCAGCCGGCACCCGTGTTCGTAAACATTGTCAAGATTTGGCCAAATTGTGCAAAGAAACTCGTAACGATGTTACCGCAGTTAAGAACGCACGTAAAGAAGCAAAATAATAACATAAATACTGTATGGCATACAGCGACAAGGTCATTGACCATTACGAAAATCCACGCAATGTAGGATCGTTTGAAAAAGATGATCCCACAGTGGGTACCGGTATGGTTGGTGCACCTGCTTGCGGCGATGTGATGAAGTTGCAAATCAAGGTAAACACCGAAACGGGCATTATTGAAGATGCAAAATTTAAAACGTATGGCTGCGGGTCGGCGATTGCAAGCAGTTCTCTTGTTACCGAATGGGTCAAAGGTAAGACACTTGACCAAGCAGGAAGCATTAAGAATAGTGAGATTGCAACGGAACTCGCCCTCCCTCCGGTCAAAATACATTGTAGCATATTGGCCGAGGATGCCATTAAAGCGGCTGTAAATGATTACCGTAACCGACACAGCGTATAAAAAAATCAAACAAAATTTAGATCGCCGGGGTCGAGGTGTTGGCATTCGGGTAGGTGTAAGGACCACAGGATGCAGCGGCTTGGCATACACTATAGAATATGTGGACAAGTATGAAGCTGAGCCAGGCGTTACTAATTTTGCTCAAAAAGATTTTGTAGTATTGGTAGATGCCAAAAGTCTAGTCTACCTAACTGGACTAACAATGGATTGGGTTCGCAATGGACTCAATGAAGGATTTGATTTTATCAATCCAAACGAACGTGACCGCTGTGGTTGCGGTGAAAGTTTTCGAGTATAACAATCTTTGACATAGTTCAATTTTGCTAGTATAATACTAGTATTGTTATAACTTTTGGAGAACGTTTTGAGTATGCACCTATTGCCGCCTATGTATTCGACTACAGGCAAAAAGAAAGGCAAGAAGAAATTTGCTTCAGCAGAACATGCAAGAAAGGCTAGAGAATTGGACGAAAGTTGGAAAGAACTACAAAAACGTTGGGCCACAGAAGCTGATAATAAGAAACGCAAACGAGCTCTGTCAGCTGAGCCACTGAAAGGCCATTACAGTTTGGCAATTCCAGAAGGCCGCGGCACAACTCATATTCCCAGCAGAGATACAGGCGGCAATGCCACACTTGCTCCGGCCAAAGTTTATACAGGAACAATGGTAAAAGGTATCGCAACCATGCATAAAAGCAATGCAGTGCCGGTTTTCAGCGATGAACAAGCAGTTGACATTTCTCGAATGAGGCGTTAAACTGTGAATAAGTATAAACATAGTGCTTTTCCTTTGTGTACAGAGGATAATTACTTATTGACCCACAAAGATTTTGGGATCAACGATAATTTTTTAGGAGAAACGGAAACAGCCAATCGATTAACAATGACGGTACTAGCGATACCTCATCCAGCGTAAAGGAGACAACAATGATACGCATCATAAAAATCGTAATATTCCTAATAGCATTGGTGCTAT